GCAGAAGCTTGACATATACTTGGCGTGGGGTCCCGTGTGCACCTTGGGCTCGAGCTTCAGCCCAAGACGCAGCAAGGTCGCGGTCAACAGTCCCACATCAACACCAAGTTCCAACAGATAATTCTCAAGAAGAGCAATTTCGTTGTCATCCCCTAGCAGCAGAGCCGCGAAGTCGATCTTCTCGACCATTTCCGCGTACCGCATAGGCTCAGAGGGGGAAAGCAAATAGCACAAACAAAACGCCAGAGCAAGGCCTTGCAGCAGTGAGTTGCCGCACGACGTATTATGGTCGCCAGAGTGCCGCCCACCATCAACAGTGTACTTATTGCCAAACTTGTCGCGACCCTTAGTCAAGATCACATTCAAGAACGCAGCATACTGCATTGGCGTACAACCACACCACCTATATATGTCGGCTTCAAGCTCGAGAAAAAGGCGGTGTATGGTGGAATCAAACCTCTCAAAGTCTCCTTCTATGAGAGCCTTGAGGGCCGCTGACATGTGTGCATGGGCTGCGCCTATCTCCTCAGCAGAGGCGCCACTGGTGTACATCAACCCCTTACGATTGAGCACACTCCAGACCTTCGCAAGCCTCTTCGAAAAGGCCTTGCAGAAGGGACCCGTGATCACATTGTGAACAGGAGAGCCAGACTGGATACCACGAGGACAGAGCTTCAGCAACCCTTCAACGGTCGACTTAGGAAGACTTTCAATCTTCGTGAACATGCCGCGGTCAGCGACATGCTCCCAGAAAGCGTCGTCCTTGACGACGCTGGCTGCTGCATTGAGATGGACCTTACGCTGGGCCTCCGGATAGGCCTGGTTCCACTCATCAAACGGAAGCGCTAGTACGCTGTCGCTCTTGAGGCCCAGATCCTCAAGATTGTTCCAAACCCACTTACGGAACACCGCGAACAACTCCTCGTCTACCGCCGGAACGGGCTTCAAAATGCGCTCCACGGTTGCGGAGATGGCAGAGTGAGCAGCGTTGGCCGGCACGACTGGAATACTAAGGCTTGACACCACCCCAGCAGGCCGCAACGGAGTCGCAGCAGACTGTGTGGGCGCCTGCATCTTACCAGAAGACGCGGGCAAAGAGGCTCCCCCAGGACACACACGTGGCGGATTTTCCGGCTCACGATTGGTGTCAGAGTCAACCACCTTATAGGTGGCACTAACTGAGAGAGGAGTGACTTTCGGGTCCAGGAGATCAGCCACCGGCTTGGCCGGCAGTGAGGCTGGAAGCTGTGTTCCCTTGGGCAACACAACAACCCGATCGAGCGGTGGGTTGGACGCTCGAGTGGCAAAGTACCCGTCAAGACTACTAGTCTGTGACGCGGCTCTAAGCCCATGCCGCTTCTGCAGTGCAGCAGCTGCGGCAGCACCAGCGACACCAACACCGGCAAGCGCCACCCCGCAAGCAGTTGCTGCGAGTACCGGCGCGCCAAGGATGATGACGCCCGCCGTGATGGCACCAGCAGCAAGAGCTGAACCAGTGACAACAGCGGCGACCTCCCAGGGCTTCCAGACGCCTTGAAACTTGCGAGCAAGGGCGTCTTCATGAACCTTGAAGAGGTGTCGATGTGACTTCATAAGAGCGTGCATGATGGCAATCTC